GGCAACGGTGGAACATTCGCGCTGACGGCGCTGCTCTGTTTTATGGCTTGCTACATTTTAATAACAGGAACCGAAGACAAGAACGGCGTGATCGCGGGAGCCATGATCGTCGCGACCGGCGCTATTCAGTTTTACTTCGGAACGAAGAACGGAGGCACGAATGTCTAGCTCAATTTACTACACGCCCCCGGTACGGTTTACGCTCGCGGAGGGCAGCGAACCAACCCCGGAAAACATCCACGCAGCCGTGCAGGAACTCGAGTCCCGCAAGGCAAGGTACGAACAGCTGCACAATTACTACATCGGGAACCAGGCAATCCTGAACCGCGAGCTCAGCAGCGAAGCAGCCAAAAACAACAAGCTGGTCAACAACTACGCCAGCTACATCGCGGACATTTCATCCAACTACCTGCTCGGGAACCCGGTCGATTACTTGGCACCGGAGGGTGTGGACATTGACTCCATCCTCGATCGTTACTCGGAGCAGAACATGAGCGACATCGACGCAGGCATCGCGCTAGACGCGGCAATTTATGGCGTGGCTTACGATTTGACCTTCACCGACGAAGAATCAGAAGCAAACACCGTCCAGATAGATCCGCGAAACACCCTCATGGTTTACGACGACAGCGTCCAGCACCGCGAACTATTCGCAATTAACTGCGCGCAAGTAAAGGACAAGGACGGCAAGAAGATCAACAAGGTAACCGTTTACACCGACGAGAAGATTATCACAATTACACTCGACGCGGACGGCGGCGTACTCGAAGCAGCACAGGAAAAAGAGCACTTCTTCGGACGCGTTCCGGTAACCGAATACGCGAACAACAAGAGCTACATGGGCTCATTTGAGCCGGTGCTCGGTCTGATCGACGCGTACAACACCATCCAGAGCGACCGCGTAAACGAACGGGAGGAAATCGCAGACGCCATCCTCGTGCTTAAGAACTTCACGCTAGACGAAACACGCCAGCAGAACCTGCGCGATTTGCGCTTGCTCACCAGCGTGCCAGCAGACGGCGACGCGTTCTACTTAACAAAGGGACAGAGCGAGAGCGACGCAGACATCCTCAAGCAGTCAATCGCGGACGACATCCATAAGTTCTCAAAAACCCCGAACCTTTCAGACCAGAACTTCGTGGGCAACAGCTCGGGCGTGGCTTTGAACTACAAGCTCCTCGCATTTGAGGAAGAAGCAAAGACGCACGAACGCTTCATTGAAAAAGGGCTCAAGAAACGCCTAACGCTTTACTTTAATCTGGAAAACCACCTCAAGCAGGGCGCCGGCGGCAAGACCGCAAAAGAGATCAGCCGCATAGATGTCGTCTTCAACAGGAACCTACCGAAGAACGACTACGAAACCAGCCAGATGATCACCAACCTCCAGGGCATCGTAAAGGACGAATACCTCGTCAAGCAGCTGAGCTTCATCGACAACGCCGAAAAGGCGCTCGAGGAAACCGAGCCGGACGAATACCCGGAACAGTACGAAACCATGACCGAAGCAGAGATCCAGGCTGACACCGAAGCGAAACTAGCCGAAGCAGAAAAAGCAGACGCGGGAGCCGAGGAAGCAGAGCAAGACGCAAGCGAGGAATAAGATAGATGGCGGGCAGGAAATACGAAGACCGCCGAATCTGGATGAACACCGGGGCGGCAGCAAAACTCAAGAACATCGCCCTCGAAGAAAAAACTGTCAAACGAACGCAGAAGATCTACCAACTGGCGCAAAAAGACATCCAGGCGCAGGTCGACGCGATATACGACGAATTCGGAGCATTGAGCACCGCGAACCGGTGGGACTTCAAAGGACTAACCGGAGCGGCAAAGCGCAAAGACATAGTGAGCCTCAGAAAAGCGATCGAAAAAGCGGGGCTCACAGATTTCGTGCCGGAAAAGCTCTCGAACCGAATGAATGTCCTCCAGATAAAAGAAATGAACATCTGGCTGCGGTTACACCAAGCAGGACAAGACAGCCACACCATAACCCGGAACTCCATACTGCAGACGATGCGGAACACCAGCGCAGCGTGGGTTGAAGCGCTCGACCTAAACGCCGCCGGCTTCGTTGGCTTTGACCGGAACATCTGCGGCTACATGATGGGCATGAACTGGGCAGACGGAAACTTCAGTGAGCGCCTCTGGAACGCCAGCGAAACGACGTGGGAAAAAGTCAGGGACGAGCTAACGCGCGCCCTGGCAAACGGACAAAGCAAAGACGCAACCCGGAAGCACATACGCGAGCTTCTGACCAAAGCACACAACCCGGAGGCAAGAGGCTCGGGAGGCATAAACTACGACGTAGAACGAATTATACGCACGGAAAACGCAAAAGCAGCGACGCAAGCAGATACCGCACGCTGGCGCGAAGCGGGCGTAGAAAAGGTGCAGTGGCATGCCAGCTTTGAAAAAGGGACATGCTCCCCGTGCGCTGATCGGGACGGGCGAATCTACGAATTAAAAGAAACCCTGCTGGACGAGCCACCGCTCCACCCGAACTGCAAATGCTACTTCACGCCTTACGACGAGGTAGCAGCGAAGTACCCGGACACGACATACTACAAGAACGACGACGGCGACTACCAGGAAATACAATGGGCGCCATACCGCGCAGTGATTGACGACGCCGGAAACCTCCGCGCTTCCCCGTTGGCGGTTTCCGATTATTTCTGGAAACTAAGCCCGTGGATGACTTACACGCCACCAAAGACGAACATAACCTACAAAGGCGAGCTCGAAGACCAGGTGGTAGATCTGGCGCAGCGCACCATAAAAGCCATAACCGACCAATACCCGGAAATAGCCGACCGGTTGGAGTCCACATTCGGCAACGAGGTAACGATGCACCGGAACAACAGCATAATCATCGGAAACAAGATCGAGAAAAGCACGCCGGGACTTACTGATCCAGCAAAGCGGCAGCTGACATTCTCATACCCGGACAGAGCCACAGGCGGAAACCCGCTGACGCAACTGGCGAAGCAAGCCATAGCGCAATACGACAAGGGCTTCTGGTCGACACCAAAAGATAACCACACAATGATCCACGAGCTAGGGCATGTTCTAGCCGTCGAGCTGAAGCGCAAACGCGGAGTGGACGCAAAACAAATCGTGCTCGAAGCAACGAGCACAAAGTCGTGGAAGCGAGCAAAGACCGTCCTCGCGGCGGACATTTCACGCTACGCCAGCAAAAACGCGGAGGAGGCATTCGCTGAAATCTTCGCGCGAGCAGCCTCTCAGGACATCAGTCTGCAGAACGGCGTCACGGCTCGGTTCTCGAACGCGCTGAGTAGCGCCCGGAAACTCCCGCAAAAACGCACAAAAATACCGGTTGACAAAAAGCAATAACATCGCGAAACAAAAAACGAGTTAATGACGCACAATGGCTAAACGCGCAAAAGCCGTACGCGAGCGAAAAAGAACACAAAAATCATAACAGGGGCGGTGCGTAAAAACGGAAAAACGCGAGCGGCGAAAAAACGGGTAAATCGGAAGCCGTCAGGCAATAATCGAAAAACGAAAAAAGACGAATAAGGAACCAAAACTCGCTCGTTTTTTTAATGACGCACAATAAAAAAACGACACAAAAACCCGGGCGCAGGTATAAAACTAAAAGCCGTCAAAATCAAACCCGGCAGATTTGACATCAACGCCATTCTCTCTCAAAACATTCTCGACGAAAATCTCGGCTTCACGCGCACCGCGCGCCACACACGACCGAAACCCGCACCGCGAAAAATACTCGAGCCACTCCTTCTCGTCTTTCGTGGCGTAGGACTTCCCCGCCGCTTCGGACTTTTTAAGCTCCAAAGCGATCCGGACATTCGGTGGGTAAAAAAAGAACCAGTCGCTCACGCCGGGCTTGACGCCCATGCGACGACGAAGCGCGCCAATTCTGGCGCGTTCTGCTTTATTGCGCCCTGTGTTTTCATTCGGACAATGAAATCCCCGAAGCTCAGGAAGCCGACGCTGAAGCAGCTCTAGCCAAGCATTAAGCGTGCAACTTTCCTGGAATTCCCACTGGATCATAAAACGAGCATATCAAAAAAGCGCCAGAAGCGCTACCCGGACAGAAACCAGAAGCCGCCCGCGAGGTGGCAGGGCGGCACTGGCGCTCACTTAAGAGCATAAGAGTGGCGGAGCAAGCTGGAAGCAGCAACCGCCGGCAACATCGGGCGAAAAGAGGAAACTAGACGCCCGATACTTTAAGCATATCAAAAAACGCTCGGGCTTGCTATTTTTTATAAAAGTTCTGTGTTATTATGAAAACATAAGCCGACGGGCGTAAACGGAAATAAGGAGGAAACCATGCCGACGAAAACGGAAACTCAAAACCTAAACGCAGACCAGGACGCAAACGCAGCCGTGGACAACGCGGAAACCAAAGCAGCAGACACCGAAACCGAAACCGGGACGGAAGAAGCTCGCAAGTTCACGCAGGAAGACCTCGACAGAGTCGTCAAGAAGCGTCTGCAAGCTGCAGAAGCCAAACACCAGCAAGCGGTAGACGCCGCAGTCAAAAAGGCAATCGCCGACTACGACCGCAAGGCAAAAATGACCGAAGCTGATCGCGCAGCAGAAGCAAGCAAGGAACGCGAAGCCGAACTCGCGAAACGCGAGCAAGAGCTAGCCGTACGAGAAAACCGCAACCGCGCGGTAGAGGAACTCACAAAAAAGAACATACCTACAAGCCTCGTGGATTACATCGCCACGGCAGACGCAGACGAAACCGACGAAAACATCGCAGCCTTTGAGGCGGACTGGAGCAAAGCGCTCGCAGCCGCGATAAAGGACGCAGCGAGAGGCAGCGCACCACGCGACGCTAGATCGGAGGAAGATCGCAACGGAGCCGGAACGAAGAAATACACCGGCACG